GGCCTGGCCGAGGCGATGGTCTGGGCCACCGCCGCCTCGACCTCAGCCTGCAAGTGGCGCTCGACTGCCTTGCGCGCCGCGTACTCGAAGTCGAAGCGGCCGGCCTCGTATTCCGCCTTGCTCACGAAGATCATCACCGGCCGCGGATCGCTGCGCCCCCAGGCCGTGGCGCGGATCTGATAGATGCCTGGCAGCAGCTTCCCCCGCCCGTTGGGGAACGCCACGTACTGCCCCCCCGCGCGTTGGTAGGCCCGGCGGATGACGCCCTTCTTGCGGGTGCGGTCCTTCTTGGTGTCCTCGAATGCAAAGCGAGGCAGCGACCGCGAGCTGCCCGTGCTGCTCTCGATCCGCAGCTGCGACAGGATCTGCACCAGCTGCCCGCGGCTCATGTTGCCGAACGCATCCAGCCGCGCGAACCTGCCAGGCACAGCCCGGTCGCTGTTGCGCATGGCCCCGTTGTTGACCAGCAAGCGCTCGTAAGCTGTCTGCGTCCGCAACCCGCCATGGATCTGCCAGCGCAACCAGTTGACCGGCGGCCTGTAGCCGCCGCTGTCGCTCTTGATGCCGACGATGGCCTCCGGGTTCGACGGCTTGGCAGGCCGCACGAACACCGCCCCCAGCGTGAACGGCGTCGGCCGGTCGAAGCTGTCGCGCATCTCGTGCCGCTCCGCCTCGGCCACCCGCTGCGCCGTGCGCGTCAGCGCCAGGGCCGAGGCGAACCGCAATTGCTTGGGCAGCTCGGCCAGCTTGCGCACCGCCTCGTCAATGCCCTTTGTGTCAATCTCCAGCCTCATCGCCTCCCCTTGCTCCCGAACTCCCTCACCACCCCATCCGGCCCGGTCTCCTGGGCCCAGAAGCAGCCCTTGCCAGCCTTGCCCTGCAACAGCAGCCGGTTGGCCCACTCCACGCCCAGCACCTGGCGCAGTTCGTCGACGAGGCCGGCCGTCTCCGGCATCACCCCCCTCAGCGATCCCTGCTGCTGCTTTGCTGGCTCACTCATCCGTCCAACCTTCCCTTGATTCCGTCCAACGTCCAACCTCGTCCAACTTGCGCGCGCATGTGCGCACCCCTGCGCCCGGGGGCCCGGGGGCGCCCCCGCGCCCCCACGCGCACGCCCACACACGCACGGGACCACCCGCGAGACGAGGTTGGACGAGGTTGGACGGCCCCTATGAAAACCACCGCCGTCCAACCTCAAAAGGGGGTGTTGGACGAGGTTGGACGGTTGGACGGATCGGCTGTCAGAACTCATGCAGTTCCACCGCGGGACCACCCGCAGCGCCTTCCGTCTGGCCGGTCTCTTCGGTCTGGCTTCCCGGGCGCCAGTAGCGCCACAGCCGTGCACCCGTGGCGTCGCGCCGCTTGTGCCAGTGCATCTTGTGCATCGCAATGCCCACCCGCGTGGCCATCTGCCGGCCGCCGTCGATGCGGTCCTGCGGCACCATCAGGCACTTGGTCAGCAGGTCGTGCGCAGTGAAGCTGTCCACCTCGCGCACCTCCCGGCCCGAGTCGCCGTACTGCTGCTTGCAGTCCAGCCACTGCGCCAGGCGCTCGAACCACGGATCCACGATCTCGCGGGCCTCTTGCTCGGGCACCAGGTAGGCGTCGGTTTCCTCCCGCGTGGGGTAGTAGCGCCGATCCTCGGGGTCTGCGCTGGCCAGCCGGTGCATTGCCTCAGCGAACAACTGGCTGCGCCACTGGGCGAGCTTGTCGATGTCGATGTCACCATCGCAGGCCACCGGCCAAAAGCGCCGGGCCCCGGTCGGGTCCTTGAAATACTCGCTCTGGTTCGTGGACCCCGCAAACACACCGCTGCGCGGGCGGTCGGCCGGGCGCCGAGCAAACGGCTCGCGCACCCGGTCCACCCGGCTGCTCACGTACTGCTTGACCGCTGTGACCTCGGCCTTGTTGAACGAGTCCAGCTCGCCCACCTCGTACAGCCACTTGCCGGCCAGGGACAGCATCGCGTCCTTGTCGCCGATGCGGATCGGCGTGTCGGCAAACCAATCGTCGTTGCCCACCAGCGTGCGCAGAGCCGTCGACTTGCGTTTGCCCTGCAACCCCTCGAGCACGATCATGTAATCCATCTGGCACCCGGGCACCTGCACCCGCTGCACCATGCCCAGCACGAACCACGTGCCCACCAGCTGCGTGTAGGGCGTGTCCTTCGCCCCCAGGCACTCGTGCAGCCAGTGAGCCAGGCGCGGCACGCCATCCCAGTCGGGCAGCTCGGCCAGGTAACGCAGCACCGGGTGGTATCGGTTCTGGAAGGCAGCCATCGCCACCCCGGCCACCAGCGTGCCCTCGGCCTTGATGACCATGCGCTCGTGCGTTGCCAGCCACATCCCGAGCAGGTAATCGTCCTGCGTCGACCACTCGCCAACGGTGCTGTCCCAGGGCGGCTGGCGGGTCTTCATCACCCGGTGCGCAAACTCGTCATAGGCCACCAGGCCCTGCAATGCCGGGTGATGGCGCAGCACCAGGAACACGTTCTCGCGGCAGTCCTTCTTGCCGCCGCGCTCGCGGATCAGCTCCGTGCGCCAGTCGGCGTCGTCGGCCGCATCGGCCCCTGCATCTTCCGCGGCGGAGCCGGTGGAAGGGGTAGGCGTGCCATCGGCCGCCACCCCCTCCGATCGGGCCTTCTTGCCGCGCCCCCGGGCCGGTGCCCGCTCAGGCTCTGCCGGCAGCAGCTTGGGCAGCAACAGCCCGGCGCTGATGGCCGACCGCAGCGTCGCGTCGATCTCGGCCTGCACCAAGCCGATCGACCGCGCCGCATCGCCCAGCGCGGCGCGGATCGTCGCCTCGCTCACCCCGCCCGTGTGCACCAGTTGCGCCAGGCCGAACGCGGCCTCGTTCAGCTCATTGTTGCGGCCGCCCTCCTGGGCCCGCTGCACCCGCTGCACCGCGTTGTCCAGCGCCGCCAGGCAGTAGCGCCGGGCACGCTGCGCCTTGTCGCCGGCGGGCGCGGGCGCCGGCGCAGAGACCGTGGCCGCTGGCGCCTCGCCCTTCTTGCCGCGCACCGTGGCCCGCAGACGGCGCAACACATCCTCCTGCAGCGGCTCCACCTCGGCGGGTGTGCCCTGCCAGCGCCGGCCCGTGCAGGTGAAGAACTGGCGACCGCAAAAGATCTCCAGCCCGATCTTGTTGTCCTTGAAGGTCTCGCTCTGCCCGGCCACGATGATGTGCACGCCGCGGCCACTCGGGCTCCACTCGGTGTAGCTCGAGCAGGCCTCGATGATCTTGCGGCAGCGCTCGCTCACCTCCCCGGTGTCGGGGTCCACCGCGCCGTCGATGTCGATGCCGATCAGCCCGTCCCCGGGCAGGAAGGCAAAGCCCACCCCGTCCCAGCGGCCAGCCTTCAGCGCCGCCGTCGCCGCGTCAAACTCGCACAGTTCGGCGCGGTCTTCGGGGCTGCCCTGCACCCCGCGGCGCTTGTGGCCGCTCAGGTAGTAGGGCACCTTGCGCGGCTTCTTGTCGCCGTCAAAACGCTCGAAGCGCCACATCAGCCACTGAGGCAGCGCCCGCATCGCCTGGGGCATGCTGGCGCGCAGCAGGGCGGCGTTGGCCCCGCCCGCGCTGCTGCCCGGGTCGTCAGTGGTTTCGGTCAAGATGCTCAGCGCCCGCCTCGCTTCGGCGCCTGCTGTTGCAACCCCGCCGCTGCCAACAGCCCGGGGATGGACTGCAGCATCTGCGCCACCTGGCCGAGCGCGTGGTCACGCGCCGCAGCCTCGTCGCCCAGATACTTGGCCACCAGGTAGTAGACCGGCGCCTTGTCCCCGGTGGACTTGATGTAGGCCTCGAGGTCGTCCACGCTGAACTTGCGGTGCGGGTCGTCCGACAACGCCACGCTCAGGTTGCCCGGGCTCAGGTCCAGATCCGCCGCCACCGCCTTCAGTCCACGGCGGTACACCCCGCTGGCCACGCAGTCGCGCAGGCTGCGGTGGGCCTGCAGCAGGCCCTCGTCGAGCTCCAGCGTCATCTGCCGGGGCTGATTTCCAGTGATAAGCGGCGATGGCATTTGTGCTCCGTTCTTTTCGGTGGTTATCACTGCCGGCCGGCACAGTGCGACGCATGCGCACCAGCCACGCCAGCATCAGATCAGGGTGGAGAAAAAACGCCCCGGCCCATCAGGGCACCGGGGCGCAAGTCGGGGCCCGCCGCGCGTTGCTCAGCGCGCGCACGGGTGGCCCGGCAGGAGGAGACATCTGGGGGAAGCAGCCAAAGGGGCGGGCGCCCTGCCAGGGTTACGCTGGCGGCTCCTACACGCACCAGCCCAAGGAGGGCGCCCATGAACGAATCGGACGACATGCTCATAGCCACGCGCAAAGCACTCGCGCTGCTTGCTCATGCCATCGGAGCAACAGGCGACGCACGGCCGCTGCTGGCCAACCTGATGGCCAACTACCGGGCTCAGGTGAAGCCAGACCAACCAGCCGACACCTTCGACGCACTAGCCACAGGCATGCTGCTGTCGCTGTCGTCGCTGGCGCTGAAGCAGCACCCCAACGACCCGGAGACCCGGCGCCTGTATCAAGACCTGCGCCCCGGCCAGCGCCACTGATCCATGCCTTCAGGCGCTGCACGCCGTCCGCCGTCAGGCGGTCCAGTTCGGCCCATTCGTACACCCAGGCCGTCGTCAAGGCCTCATGCGGCATCGCGCCCCTCCTCGGCCGTCACGGCCTTTGCGACAAAGGGCGGGCGCCCTTCCCCGGTTACGCTGGCGGCTCCTACATGCACCAGCCCAAGGAGAGCGCCCATGACCTTGAATCCAGACGGCACGGTGTCGCTACCTGCCATGACGCTCACCACCAACCAGGTCGACGAGCTGATCGCCGCACTGGCCTCCATGCGTGCAGACATGTCGCCCGCGGTCAGCAACGCATGGGCCCTGACGGACAACATCACATCCATGGCCGACCCCTCCGTAAGAGTCGGGCTCATCGCAGAAAACCGTGTACTGATGGCTTTGCGTCACAGCGGCCTTGGCTGGCTGTGCTTCGACTTCGACATGGCGCGCGCGAGCGCACTGCGCGACTACTTTGCGAAACGCACCGCAGGCGTCAACTCCCAGCTCTTCGAGGACAACGCCGATCAAGGAAAGCCGCCGCACTGACATCAAGCGGCCTCCTGCTGCTCAGCGGGCGCCGGCGCGGCCACGTCGGTGGTGGGCCGGCCCTGGGGCAGCGTGCCGCGCAACACGCCCCACTCGATGTCAGGCCGCAGGTCTTCGCAGCGCACGGCGCCGCCGGTGGCGCGCTCGATGGCGATGCAATGTTCGGCGGGGACGCGGCCTTCGCTGCGATTCAGCCAGTTCCACACGAGCTGCTGGACTACGCCGATGGACTTGGCCAGCGCCGTCTGGCCGCCGGCGGCTTCGATTGCTTTTTGGAGAGCAGTCATGCCCTATTACACCAAACGGTGTCGCGGCAGTCAACACCATACAGTGCACATCAAATGGTGTTATCGGCGCGATGAGTGAAGACGCTGAAATTCGGCGCACGAATCTGCGCAGCCTGAAGCACGACCCGAAGGCGCTGATGGCACGCGCGGGGAAGTCCTACTCCTACTGGCGTGACCTGCTCGGCGACAGCAATAAGTCCTTCGGCGAGAAGGCTGCAAGAGCGCTCGAGCAAGCCCTCGATCTGCCGCGCGGCTGGCTGGACGAAGTTCACCCGACGGGAAAGCCGGTGCCCGCCGTGCCTTCAAGACCCCAGCATGTGAGCCTCGACCTGGCCCTGCCGGCTGACATCACACGCCGCCTGGCTGCACTTGATGAAAGCCAGCGCACGGCGGTGCTGCGCTCACTGGCGGCCATGCTCGACGCCATTGCGCCCCCGGCACCAGCGCCCGAAACCCTTCCTGGGAAACCCCGCAAGTCAGCCTGAGCGGCCCCGTGGTCTACAGATTGACGCCACTACCCCGCAAGCACCACCCCCACAGGGCGGCACCCGCATCCACCGAAAGGGTATCCCCCGCACGGGTGACCTGCATCGGGGTGTGCCGCAGCCCCGCACGGTGCAGCCGCTGCGCGTCACCGCATTGATTGAGGAATGGGCTACCATGAAAAACCGCATGCAGCATCAGGATCACCGCGAACGCGCGCACATCCCGCGGCCGACACCGGCGCCGCCGCCGCCGATGCCGCCGCCACCCCCGCCGCCGCCTGAACGCAAGGAGTAAGCATGGACCAGACCGAATGGAGCTACCTGCACCAGCGCCGCTTTGACTTGCGGCTGAGAGCGCGCATGAACAGGCTGTACCAGCAGCGCCGCCAAGCGGTGATGGAACTGCGCGAAGGCGCGGTCAAGGTGGCGTCGCTGATTGCCGGCTCGGTTGCGCTTGCCAACGTGGCTAACCCTGTAACGGTGCAGATCGCGGCCGCCGTGATATTTGCGGGCACCGCCGCCGCGCTGGTGTTCGGCTGGGGCAGCAAGGCCCGTGATGCCGCGCGGCGGCATGGCGACTGGACGGCCATCGAGCGCGAGATCGACGCCGCCGGTGAACGCCGATTTTCTGAAGCCGACCTCGACCGGTGGGCGTCCCGCTGCAATGAGGTGGAAGCGTCAGAGCCAGCGCCCAACCGCTTCATGATCGAGCGCGCCTATCGCACCGCCTGCACCAGCCTGGGCGCCACGCCAACCGCTGGCGGCCCGTGGCCCTGGGTGCCAGGCCTGGTGGTGCCATAGGCCACCCTGCGCTTGAGCGAGCGGCCCGCTCAAGCCGCCTGCGCCAGATCCGGCAGCTGCATGTCGACCACGATCTCGCGCCAGGGCACGTGCACGCGCCCGTCGGGTAGCCGCTGCACGGCCAGCCACTGCTCAAGCGCCGCCACGTCGGTGTGCACGTTCTTGTAGTTGCGGCCCAGCCGCGCGGCCAGGGCGCGCACGCTGCTGGGGCCGGCCTGCCGCAACGCGGCCACCAGCTCCCAGCGCTTGGGCGTGAACACAGCCAGCATCTGGCTCATCTGCGGAAAGTTCACGCCGAAGTGCGGCTGCACGTCCTGGCCGGCCTGCAGGGCCAGCATCACCACCTTCACCCGCTCCAGGCCAGTCGCCAGCGGCTCCCCCACGCTCACGCGCAATACGCTGCCCTCAGGCACGGCGGTGCTCAGCTCGATGTCGTCGTCGCTCTCGTCGTTCATCCTGCACGCTCCACATCGGCCATGAAGTCGGCCAGCAAGGTCTGCACGTCCACGAATCGGTAGGCCCGCTCAGCGCCGCACAGGTGCTTGTGGTCGCCCTTGCCGCGCTCGTTGTCGTAGCCCACCACGCGCTCGCCGCCCACCACGTAGACCAAGCGGTACTTGAACCCATGGTCGCTGGGCGGCACCGGCTGCGGCACGGCCCAGATCACCAACTCGATCACCCCGGCCGCATGCGGGCGGCGGTCTTCAAGCACAAGGGTGGCGGCTGGCATATGGCGCATTGTGCCATAGGCCTGTGGCATTTTGCGAGCGTCGACACCGTTCGGTGTTGACATCAAATACACCGTTTGGTGTAATGGCCACTCCCCCAAGACAAGCCCATCCCGGGCGGGGGACGTGAAGCATGAACCTCCGCTTCCACCCGCCCACCGTCTGGCAAGCCGAGCGCCGCAACGCGCTGCGCATCCTGCAAGTGCAGAAGGCGGCCGCCCGCAAGGCCGGCCGGCACGACAGCGCCGACGCCTTGATGTTCGCCGCCATGGACGTCGAGGACACCCTGCGCGAGCGCGCTGCCTGGCTGATCGAAGAGGCGTTCGAGATGCGCCTCATCGGCTACCTGACCGAGATCGACGAACTGGAGGCCGTGGCATGACCAGCTGCACCGATCCCGTCACCGACCCCATCACCCTGCCCGGCATGCTGTGCAGCCACGAACTGGCCGAGCAGGTGCAACGCGAGGCCGACGAGGCCACCGAACTGCCCTGGTGGTTCTGGGAAGCGGCCGTTGTGGTGGTCGTCGTCACCCTGGCCCTCAGCGCCGTGTACCCCTGGGGCCTGGCGACATGACCGCCAACATCCGCCCCCAGCGCGCCGCCCCGCAGTCAGCAGGCTCAGTAGGCCCGGCATTCCCGCCGCCGCCGCTCAACACCTTCGTCGAACAACGCCTGCACGCCGCCAACCGCGCCGGCTACCTCGACGGCGAGCGCATCGGCTACGTCGGCGGCTGGCGCTACGGCGTGCTGTGCGGGCTGCTGCTGGGCCTGCCGCTGGGCATGGTCAGCGCCTGGGCCGCCATCGAGATCGGCCGCGTGGTGATCTGGCCATGAGCGCCGACCTCACGCCCAGCCCCGAGCAGATCGCCCTGGCCTGGCGCCAACTGCGCCGGCCCAGCGTCTGGCCGGCGTCGGTTGAGGCGGCGCTGGCTCACCCCGTCTATGGCACCTGCCTGCGCGCCATGGCGCGCCAGATGGCCCGCCCGGTCTGGCAAAGCGCGCCCGTGCTCAGCACGCTGCCGCGCGCCGGCCTGCCGCCGGTGCCGGCCACACCCACCGCCCCGCCGCCGCGCACCAAGGCAGCGGCAGCCAAACCGCACCCCGACCTGCCCGAGTGGCGCCACAGAGGCATCGACCTCAAACGCGCCGCAGCCAACGATCGAGACGACTGATGACCCAGAGAACCGCCACATCCACCCTGCTGCCCATGCCCTGGCTGGGCGCTGCCGACCCCCTGCTCGTCGGCCTGGTCGGCCGAGCTGGAAGCGGCAAGACCAGCGCCGCCGCCTACCTTGAATCGGCCTACGACATGCAGCCCTACGCCTGGGCCGAGCCGATCAAAGACGTGCTGGCCCTGCTGTTCGCCGACCGCGGCGTCGACCACGCACTGCTCGAGGAACCGCACCTCAAAGAGGTGCCGATCCCGCAGTTCTACGGCCTCACCTCGCGCCAACTGATGCGCCGGCAGGGCGACCTCGGCCGCGCCATGCACCCCGACTGCTGGGTCGACCAAGGCGCCCACCGCCTGGGCCTGGCCGCGGCGTCGCGCGCCGACTGGCAGCCCGTGCATGACCGCCTGTGCATCAGTGACGTGCGCTACCCCAACGAGGCGCAATGGATCATCGACCACGGCGGCGTGCTCATCCGCCTGCTGCGCGAGCCGGCCAGCGCCGCCGCCATCACCCACAGCAGCGAGGCACACGCCGACGATCTGGCCGTGCACGCCGAGATCGACAACTACAGCAACAACTTGGCCACCCTGCGCGGCCAGCTGGACTACGTGATGTACAGCCTGGGCACCAGCAAGCGCGACCGCTGGTGGCATTGCGAGGCAGCCACTGTCACCCGCCTGGAGACCGAATGACCCGCCCGCTCAAGGCCCGCCTGGGCATGCAAGGGCACGCAGCCGTGCTGGCGCACCTCAAGGCCACGCCCAGCACGTTTGACGACCTGCTGGCTGCCGACCTGATCGGCAGCCACAGCAACGGGTACATCCTGCTGGCCAGCCTGCACCGGCTGCTGCGCATCCACATCAGCGGCTGGCGCGAGCAGCGCGGCCGCCACATGCAGGCCGTGTGGGCCTACGGGTGTGGTGACGACGCACCAGCGCCCTCGCACCGGGCCGGCGGCGCGCGCCGGGTGCAATCAGTGTTCGTGCCCGCCGCCCTGCGCATACCGCCGGCGTACCTGGCGCTCGACATGCTGATGACGGAGCTGGAAGCGCCGCACACCACGCTCGAGCTGGTGGAGCTCACAGGCCTGGACCCGCGCACCGTGCGCGCCGCCCTGCGAGGCCTGGGCCGGCTCGTTGCGGCCGCGGGGCGCCGTGGCAGGGCAGACCAGTGGCAACTGCGCGAAGCCGCAGCGCCGCGCAACAACCGGCTGGCCACCGGTGACGCGTACCGATCGGTGTCCAGCGTGTTTGCGCTGGGGCACGCGCTGCAAAGCGCGTGACAGCGGCGCCAAGGCCATGACCGAAATCCACCGCACCCAGTGGACCCCGCAGCTCGAGCAACGCCTGCGCGAGCTGTACCACGACACCCGCACCGCAGACGTGGCCACCGCGCTGGGGCTGCCGCTCAAGCCCGTGCAGGCCAAGGCCGCGGCCCTGGGCCTGCGCAAGAGCCACGCACTCATCGTCGAGATGGCCCGCCAGCGCGCATCAGACCCCGGCCACCCGACCCACGCCTACCGCTGGCAGCCTGGCACGCCGCCATGGAACGCTGGCGTCAAAGGCGTCATCGGCACGCACCCCAACACGCGCGCCCATCAGTTCCAAGCCGGCAACAAGCCGCACACCTGGGTGCCGGTGGGCACCTACCGAGTGACAGGCGGCATGCTGGAAATCAAGTACGCCGACGACTCGGGCCCCAGCCGCCGCCGCTGGCGCCCGCTGGCTGCGCACGTGTGGATCCAGGCAAACGGGCCGATCCCTGGCGGGCACCTGGTCGTTTTCAAGCCCGGCCGCGCCACGCTGGACCCCCAGCGCATCACGCTGGACGCCGTCGAGCTCATCACCCGACGCGAGAACATGGACCGCAACAGCATGCACCGCCTACCCAAGCCCGTGATGCAGGCCATCCACACCCGCGGCGTGCTCAATCGGCAGATCAACCGCCTGACCAAAGACCTGGCCCAGCAGCCCCACACACAGGAGCCCACCCCGTGAGCCACGACATGACCGCCTTGCGGGCCACGCTATTTGCCCAGCTGGCCGAACTGCGCGAGACCAAGGCCGACGATCCGAACCTGCTGCGCGCCGCCGTGGCCAAAGCCGCAGCCGTGTCGGACTTGGCCAAGACCATCACCGACACCGCCCGCGTCGAGGTCGACTACCTGCGCGCCTGCGGCGGGGGCGAGTCCGCGTTCATCGGCGGCGCGGCTGCCCTGCCCAAAGGCATCACCGGTGTCACGCGGCATCGGCTGGCGGGGTGAGTGGCATGACCGAGGGACGCTGGTACTGCGTGAGCCGAATAGGCATAGCCACGCTGTGCGTGGACGAGGAAGACGCCAGGGCCAACGCCGAGCAGTGCGATGTAGCGTGGCCCGCTGGTGGGCCGCACCGGGCTGTGCGGCTGGTGGATGCGGTGGAGGTTGAGCGGCTGCGCGCCGTCATTGTCGACGTCGTGGCCGATGCGAAAGCTGCCGTGGCCGCAGAGCGCAAGCGGTGCGCTGCCGCGGTGCCGACCAACTGGGTGGACCCGCTACTGACAGGCCCTCGCTCGCTGGTGCCGGCAACCGTCGATTGCAGAGTGATTGAGAGCCTGCTGCAAGCGGTGCGGGCGCGAATTCTTGACGCCAACGCAAAGGTAACCGGCTGAGGCCGAAAGGAGTATCGAATGACCGCTGCAGAGCCGGCCGAAGTCCGGTTGACCGATCTGTTAGGCGTTGCCTCCGAAGCGAAAGGACAGTGATGAGCATGACACAGCGATACGCCGGGATGCTGCGGCGCCAGGCGGGCGAGTGGGACAAGCAGGCCATGCCCGTGCAGGCCGAGTGCGCCCGCCAGGCTGCGCGCCACATGGAAGAACTGCAAGCCAAGGTGGACGCAGTACAGAGCCCGTGGCAGCCCATGAAGACGGCGCCCAAGGATGGATGGGGTGTACTGGTGCTGCTGGACGGCTCGGACATGCCGCACGGCGCACGCTGGCTGCGCGGCAAGGATGATCCGCACGCCACCGAGGCGACTGCCGGCCCTGGCTGGCACCTGACATGGGACGGCTCTCCGGTGGCCGAGCACGACGGGCCGCGCTACTGGATGCACTGCCCCGATGACCCTGACGCCTAACGTGGAGGTAACCGGCGGGCAACGGCCCGCGAAGGAGGATTGATGAAGCACGAAACGACACCGGCCGTTGCCTGTCCGGTTGACCGTAGGGTTAGCCGTCTGGAACAACCGTGGGGCGACGAACGGCTGAAACTCAACGACGTGTATATCGGCTGCGTGACCAAACAGAACGCGGACATTCTCATGGCACAGGCTGAAATTGTGGAATGTCTGTACAGGTTCATCGACCGCATGAACGACGTTTGCGAGGAAGACCCGGCAGACAGGATCGTGGAGCAATTCACGACGGCTGTTATGCCGCTGTTCGACGCACACATTGACGCGCTATTTCCGAAGAGAGCTGCGCGCAAGACGGCTAACGCGGAGTTAAGCGGCCCGCCCGCGCCGCTGGACCCGAGGATCGGACCTGCCGAAGGCGGGTCCGCTTGAACGCACAGTTCGGCTGTAGCCGAAGCGAAGGGAAAGACGATGGAAAGCTGGATTCTTGTGATGCTCGTGTTTGCGGGCGCGCTTTCGAAGGGCGACAGCGTTGCCCTGCAAACGATCCCAGGCTTTGACAGCAAGGCTCGATGCGAGGCCGCCGGCCGCGACCTGGACCCGCTGGTCAAGAACAGTTTCAAGGACGTGCGCTTTGTGTGCGTGCGGAAGTGAAGCCGAACGTGGAGCTAACCGGCCAGACACGCGAGAACAAAGGACAGACCCCATGAACACGACCAAGGTTGAACGCACCGATGCCGTGGCTGGTCCGGTTGAGCGGCCAGTTAGGCGCGACGGTGCCGAAGCGGTGCTGACTATGACCGCCACACAACTTCAGCTTCGGCTGGAGAGCGCCAGAGCCGCCGCGCGAGAAGGGGCGTGGCGGGAACTGCTGGAACGCTTCGACCCGAGACAGCGGCGGCACCTCGCCAACCTGATGGCGCACGACTGGACCATCTCAGCGGTAGAGATTCAAACGTGTCTGACGGCCGGCAGCAAACCGGACGAGCGAATCGAAGCCACGACGACCACCGAAGAACTGTGGCCGGATGGCATTTTCAAGCCGAAGCGCAAGAGCGCCTAACGTGTAGTGAACGACAGGCCGCCGCCTAACCTTTTGGAGCGATCATGCAAGTCGTTGAATTGCCAAGGGCTCCGGCTGATAGCGCGGACGCCGCATCCCTGTTATCCGGCACAGCGGCATCAAAGCCGCGCACGCTGATCGACGCGGTGATCGAAGCAGTGCGCGTGCGCCACTACAGCCGCAAGACCGAAAAGGCCTACGTGCATTGGGTGCGCCGCTTCATCGCGTGGTCCGGCCGCCGCCATCCGCGCGACATGGCCGCGCCCGAGGTCGAAGGGTTCCTGTCGTGGCTGGCCACCGACCAGCGCGTCAGCGATTCGACGCAGCGCCAGGCGCTCAGCGCCTTGTTGTTCCTGTACCGCCACGTCCTGTCGATCGACCTGCCGTGGCTCGATGGCCTGGTGCGCGCCAAGCCGTCGCAGCACCTGCCTGTCGTGCTGTCGCGCGACGAGGTGCGGGCACTCTTCGCCCAGCTGCGCGGCGAGCGTGGCCTGATCATCAAGCTGCTCTACAGCTCGGGCCTGCGCCTGGGTGAGGCCCTCAATCTGCGCGCCAAGGATCTCGACCTGGAGCGCCTGCAGGTCACGGTGCGCCAGGGCAAGGGCAGCAAGGACCGAGTCACGACGCTTGCGGCTGGCCTCGTGCCGGCCCTGAAGTGGATCCTCGATCGGCGCCAGCGCTGGCACCACGTTGACCTGGCCACCGGGCATGCCGATGTCGAGATGCCCGATGCGCTCGATCGCAAGTACCCGCGCGCAGCCAGCGAGTGGAAATGGCAGTTCGTCTTCGCAACGCCCGACTACGTGACATGCCCGCGCACCGGGGCGATCCGCCGCCACCACCTGCACGAGAGCGGCATTCAGCGCACCATGAAGCGCGCGATGCAAGCCGCCGGCATCCACAAGGCGGCGACGCCTCACACGATGAGGCATTGCTTCGCCACTCACCTGCTGGAAAGCGGCAAGGACATCCGCACCATTCAGGCGCTGCTGGGGCACGCGCACCTTGAGACCACCATGATTTACACCCACGTGGCCACCATCGGCGCGAGCGGGGTGCGCAGTCCGCTGGACACGCTGGCATGACCGACCTGCTGCTCACCGACGCCGAGCTCGTCAGCCTGACCGGCTACCTGCGCCAGGCTGAGCAGCTGGTGGAGCTGCACCGGCAGGGCTTCGTCCGCGCCCGCCGAGACCGCGCCGGACGCGTGGTGCTCGAGCGCGCACACTACGAGGCCGTCTGCACCGGCCAGCGCGCCCCGGCCGATCGCCCGCGCGTCAGGCCCCCGAAGCTGCGCGGGCTCTCGCCTGCATGATGCTGCCCATGGCCGCAAAGCGCTCTGATCTGCCCACCAGCGTCTACCCCAAGGGCCGCTTTTACTGGCGCGTGCGCGCCGAGGGCAAGCGTCGGATCTGGATCAAGCTCAGCCCCATCGCTGACGGCCTGCCGGCCCTGTACACCGCGCTGGCCGAGCTGCTCACCAGCACCGTGGCCGATGACCGCATGCCCGCCGTTATCTCGGCCTGGCAGCGCGACGTGATGCCGCGCCACGCACCCAAGACGCAGCGCGACGAGCTCGCCATGTGCCGGGTCATCGCTGAATCTTTCGCGGAGTTCCGCGCCGGCCAGGTTCAGGCTCCCGACGTGGCCGACTTCCTGGCCCCGCTGCGCGCCAAGCCGCGCACCCACAACGGCTACCGCGGCATGCTGCGCGAGCTGCTGCGCTACAGCATCGAACGCGGGTTCCGCACCGACAATCCGGTGGCGCACATCCGCACCATGCCCACGCCGGCACGCACTCGCTACATCACCGACAGCGAGCTCCGGCGCATCAAGGTCGGCGCCATCGTCGGCGACGACGGCAAGCCCACCAGGTCAGGCAACATGATCGCCGCGCTGATCGACCTGGCCTACCTCACCGGCCAGCGCATCGGCGACCTGCTCGACCTGCGCTGGAAGCGTGACCCAGACGACCCTGACGCACCGCACGTCACCGAGGCCGGCCTGCGCTTTCGGCCCGACAAGACCGCCGGCACCACCGGAGCGGCCGTGGTCATCGGCTGGACGCCGCGCCTGGTTGACGCCGTCGACCGCATCAAGCGCATTCAGGCTGAGCGGCTGCTCAAGCGCCGGGCTGGCCAGCGGGTGGTCAGCGGCTACCTCGTCACCGGCCAGGACGGCAAGCCGCTGGGCTACTGGGGAGCCAGCTCGGCCTGGCGCCGCGCCGTCAAACGCGCCGGCATCAAGGGCGTGCACCTGCACGACGTGCGAGCAAAGGCCCTGACCGACAAGGAAGCTCGGGAAGGAATGGCAGCGGCGCGGACCATGGGCACGCACTCAACGGAGGCCCAAACCGCCGATTACGTGCGCAGGCGCGGGGCGCGGGCGACGAAGGCGACTCGGTGAGGCGTTAGAAGAAAGTCATTCGGTAAGAAGATTGCCGCATTTTTGAGCACTCTCCAAAAGCCGGATTTCTCAACGCCATCAATATGTTAGATGGTCGGGGTGAAAGGATTCGAACCTTCGACCCACTGGTCCCAAAGCTGCCTTGTTTTCGAGCATCTGCGCCGTTTGATGCCAATTTGTTCTAACCGGCCAGGGCCGATTCCCCGCAAGCCTACCTGGGAGATGGTTTTTGCGGTTAGAAGACGCAGGGAGCCCGTTTGCTCTGCCCTACCCCACCCGCCAAAGATCCCGCACCGCCAGCTGGCGCCCTACAGCCCGTCGCGCGCGATGGCCGCCCGGCGGCGCATCCAGGCCTCGATCGCCTTGATTTCGTCTGGCAGCAGGTCACGCTCAGGATCAATGTCCCGATCGCGGCAGATCGCCACAGTCCCAGGCGCCCAGTCGACCTGCGCCCACTGCATGCCCGCCGGCCGATCACGCAGGCGGATGTGCACCCCGTCGAACGCGATGCAGCCGGTGCGGCCGTCCCACCTGAGCCTGATCGGCAGCGAGTCGCAGATCACGTTGATGCCTCCTGGGCACTCGGCTGGCAAAACTCGGGCGGCGGCTCGCGCTGGGCCACAGCGAGGTCGGTCAGGCGACCTCCGTCAGCTTCAGGGGCACGCGCCGATGCAGCGGGTATGGGTATTCGACTGCCGACAACTCGCTGAAAGTGCCCACGAACCCGTACCGCTGCTGCTGCGCGCGATCGGTCAGGCTCATGACATACAACACCCACTCGGTGATAGACGCGCAGCGCAGGGTCTCGTGCCACTCGTCGGCCTCGGGCAGAGGGCTGGCCTCGAGCACCATTGACACCGTGCGCAGCGTGCGCTGACCGTTGGCCCACAGCGCGCCAGCGGGGCTGCGCTCGACGGCGCCGACGGGCACCAGGCCGTCCTGCAGCCCATAGCCCGCGTTGTACGTCGGCACCTGCAGCTCACCCACAAAGGCGGCGCCGATCTCGACGTAGCCGTCTGCATTGCCGGTGTCGACGATGCGCACCGTGTCATACCGTGCCGATGTTGCGGCGCTCTGCACGACGATGACGTTATGCGCCCGGCCGTCGCGCACCTTGGGCGTGATGGCCCAGGCTGCAAGCGCGGTGCTGTCGGCCACATCGCCCGCGCCCGAGGTGGTGCCGCGTTGCCACTGGACTGTGGCGTCAGCGCTCAAGTTGTGCGCGACAAGCGCAAGTCCACGCGCGCCCACGGCTGCCCCGTGGTCAATGATGAACACCGTGCTGCCGGTGGTGGCGTCTGTACTGCGCGCCACGCGCGACAGATCTGTGATTCGGATGTTGGTAACGGGTAGGCTGGCGTTCCAGGAGCCGCCGCTGACGGAGCTGTTGCTGGTCAGCAGATTGGGGTAGCCGATGCCGATCACGTCAGGCCCCCGGCGCGGTGCGGGTGTACACGGTGATCGACAGCGACTGGCCGCTGCTGAGCGTGGTGTTGTTGAGCCAGAGGTCGCCAGACGTGTCGCCGAAGTAGACCGTCACGCCATTGGACACGCCGGCCGTGCTCGGCACGCTGATCGTCACGCTGGTCGATCCACTTGTCGACAGCACAGTGGCGCCAGTTGGAATGCCGGTGCCCGACACGCTCATGCCGGCCGTGACGCCTGCATTGCTGGTGACCGTGAGCACGTTGCTGTTCGCGGCCGTGGACGCGCTGGTGGTGGTCGAGAACGCGCGGGTGATGATCCCCTGCTCGTGCGCCGTGCCGCCCGAGGTCGTCATGCGGTAGTAGCCGGCCGTGCCGTCGGCAGCAACGGTGCCGGCAAACGATCCGCTCAGCGAGGCTGATCCGCCGCTCGGTGCGGTCAGCCAGTCAGACGCGCCAGTCCCCTCCCACAGCAGCGTGCCAGACGCGGCTGTCGCAACCGTGGCCGGTGGGCTGCCCGTATAAATGCGCGTTTTTGGCGTGGTGCCGAGCGTCGATTCGATGGACGCGATCCACGCATTGCGAAGGGTGTCGGAATACTGTTTGGCCATGCGTTACCTCACGCTGTCGGCTGCGCCGCAGTCAATGCTTCGATCTCTTGCAACTGTTCGGCAATCACGTCGCGGATGACTGTGGCCTTCTTCTGCTCCAGCTTTTCGGCTGCGAGCAAGCCGGCCAGGCGCACGCGGAAGTCCTCAAGCTCGCTGTCACCCATTTCGGCAATTCGCGCGATGGCTCTGGTGTAGTTGTCGATGTTGATTTGGTAGCCCATGACTTCTTGATTGCGGGCATCGAGCGCTTGGGTGAGGATGTCTTTTTTGGTGGGCATGGCGGGTTTAATTGATTGCTACAGCGGGCAGAACGCGACACCATTGCTGACGCCATTCGGCAGCGTGGCAGGGTCCGAGACCTTCGCGCCGAATGCCCCAGTCCAGGGGTAGACCGAGACGTAAGGCGTGCCCGCGTGAGTCACCGCAATGTGGTTGTCGGCCGGCGAGAACGCAACTCCAGTGCCGCCAGTCGTTGGCAGCGTGGCAGGGTCCGAGACCTTCGCGCCGAATGCCCCAGTCCAGGGGTAGACCGAGACGTAAGGGCTCGTGTTGTGCGCGACGGCGATGTGATCGCCAGCCGCCGAAAAGGCAACGCTCTTTCCGTCTGCGGCCGGCAGCGTGGCCGGGTCGGCGACTTTGGTGCCGAATGCGCCGGTCCAGGGGTAGACCGAGACATTTGGCGTTGTTGTGTGAGCGACTGCGATGTGCCCACCCGAGGGCGAGAACGCAACACCGCGGCCTGTGCCGGCCGGCATCGTCGTCGGGTTCGACACTTTGGTGCCGAATGCGCCGGTCCACGGGTAGACCGAGACATACGGTGAATTCGTGTGAGCTACAGCGATGTGGTCGCCGGCCGGCGAGAACGCTACGCTGTAGGCGGTGCCAGTGGGCAGCGTGGCCGGGTTCGACACTTTGGCGCCAAATGCGCCAGTCCACGGGTAGACCGAGACGTAAGGGGTGAATTCGTGGGCGACAGCGATGTGATCGCCGGCCGGTGAAAAAGCAACTCCATTCGCCGAAGATGGCGGAAGCGTGGCCGGGTTCGACACTTTGGCGCCGAATGCGCCGGTCCATGGATAGGCCGTGACGTATGGCGAACTCCAATGCGCGACCGCCACATAATCGCCAGCCGGCGAGAACGCGACGCCCATGCCCTGCCCGGCTGGCCCAGTCGCTGGGTCCGAGATCTTGGCGCCGAACGACCCGGACCACGGGTAGACAGAGACGTAGGGATGCGAGTTGTGCACAACCGCAATAGCCGATGCGTCGTTGGCGTAGTACGGCACGCCCTCAGCAAAGACGCCAGAGAAATCCCCGATGGTGGTTTGCGCGCTGCCTGAGACCGAGGTGGATGATGCGACCGAAACAGACCCCGCCATGTAGCCGGTGAACAGTCCGATGGTGCTGCTGGCCGCAAGTGGATCGACGAACGCAGCCCCCGGCGTCGTGACCTGCACGCCGTCATAAACGCCAGGCTCGCCGCCCCACACCACGAACTTCATCGTCGGCACTGCCGCTGCGCAGTCGATGGTGATGGAGACCACGCGGTAGTTCTTTCCGGCGGACAGGCCGAAGCGGCTGTGCGTGAGCGTCACCACGTCGTGCAGGTCGATGGCCAACAGATCAGCGCTCATCGGCGCGCTGAAGCTGTAGAAGTGCCGCACGCCGCCGTAGAGCTGAAAGTAGCGCTCCATCCAGCGCGTGATGCCGAAAGAGTTCTGCATGAAGCGCCCGCGGATCTTGACGGTCTGATGCTCTGCGCCGGGGTCTCGCACCTTGGTCGCGCTGGACCGCCCGGACGCGGACGCCCACACCTTGCGCGAGAGGTAGTCGCGCAAGGTCGAGCTCGCGCCGCCGGCGATCTGAGATGGCCACGTGTCGCCGGCCGTGACGGCGACGCTCCAGACGGGCGCCTCCATGCCTGCCACGGGCTCGCGGCGCAGGCCACCGATTGACGACTCGGTGAACTCGTAGACACTGGCTGGCGTTGGCTCGGCCTCCACCGGGTCTTGCAGAAACCCGGACCGGAAGACGCCGAGCCGATCGAACCCGAACCAGCCCTGCACCGCCAACGCCTGGTCGCTCAGGAGATCGAGATATGTCCGATCGTCGTCGACCAGTGCCGCGATGACTGGCAGCGGAGACGAGTCGCGCGACACGTTGGCTGACGACACACCAGCGCGCAGGGCCACGTGCGCGGCGGTAAGCGTTCCCCACACCGCACCCAGGCGCTGCGCATCCGCGTCGGTCGGGTAGCCCATCGCAAACACGCGCAGGTCGCCGGCAGGCGGGCTGCCGAGCCGGAAGTACACCGGACCGTCGCCGCCTTGGCCGAACGACTGATTGTCTGGTCCGTACCAATACTTGACGTACCCGGCACTCGGAGCGCTGGCCAACAGGTCAGTCGAGCTGGCGTAGGCGGTTTCAGCACGGGTGATCTTGACGCCATTGTCATAGACATCGAACGCGTTCGGGTCAACATCCGGCTGACGGAGGTACGCAGATTCGAGGCCAGCCGTCGCCGTGGTCTGCACGAAGTAGATCTGCTTGATCGCGTCGACCAGGATCGGCTCGATGAATCCAGGATCGCCGGAAACGAACTGCTTGCGCTTGGCCACAGCGCCAGTCCCTTCCAGCCCGCCCGTGCCCGCGAATCCCTCGCTCACTACCGGCTGCTCCAGCAGTTGCAGCGCATCGCGCAGCCGGATCGTGATCACGTCTGCGTCGGCCCAGAACGAATGACAGAACGCGCGGTAGACAACCGTGTAGCCGGCCGGGAACGCTGCGCCGACTTCGCCCCAGTACAGCACCACATCGGCACCAGCCATGCCGTAGTCGATCCAGTCGTCAAGCAGCCCAGGCTCGCCAGCCACTGGCGCCGGATTTGCCAACACCACGTTGCCAAAGCTGGGGCGGATTGCACCTGTAACCCGCTGACCTGCAAACAACTCGCGGCGCAGCGTGCCGGGGTTCTTCAGCAGGCCCATCACGGACTTGTTCGGCGGGGTATCTGTCGGCGACGTGGCCCACGAATCGCCACTGAACAGGAAGTCGAGCGTGCTCCCGTCTGCACTGACGGTCGGCGTGATCGAGAGCACGAAGCGCATCATGGCGCAGCACCTGCCAGACTGGCCTCAGTCGCTGCGGCGGCCGTGGTGCCGTTGAGTCGCTTCAGCTCGTCTGTCAGCGCCTTTGCAATAGCAGCCTGCTGTACCAGCTGAGCTTTCTGATCGGCCACCATCGTGCGCAGCTCTGTGATCTGGTCTTCTGCCAGTTGGATCTGCCTGTCGACCTGGAGTTTGGCTGCAGCCTCGCGCTTAGCCATCGCGTCGTCGATGGCAGTCAGCGCCGTCACTTGCTGGGCGCTAGCCCACAGCACGTCGTCGGAGACGGCCTGCTGTGTGTCATTGAGCGTCTGCAGCGCGGTCAACTGATCCTGCATGGCCTTGAGCTGCGGGTCCACCGCGCCCAGGGCGTCAAGCTGCCCAAGCACTTGGTCGAAGATGCCGGCATAACTCTCGCTCGATGCGTAGTAGCTGCGTGCCTCCTGCAGGTAGGCCTGGGCGTTGCCGGTGAGCTGACCCATGGCGTTGACGTCGCCGCCCTGGGCCTTGCCGAGCGTGGTCTCGTACAGGCTGCGGGCAGCGCCAAGCTGCTGCTCATAGCCCAGCGGCGAGAGGTCGCCAAAGCGCATGCTGCCCGTGAATTGGGCGATCTGTTCGCTGAGCTGTTGCAGTCGCTCGGCGCCTTCGATCTGCTTTTGCAGGGCCTCGATTTGTGCGTCGTTCGACTTGGCGCGCAGCGCCGCCTCTTCCTCGATCCGCCTGGTCACAACACCCTGCAGCTTCTGAGCCACGGCCACAGGGTCTGCCGCGGTGCCCAGCTGGCTGAAGAGCGAGGCCTCTTGCTGCCGCAGCGCCGCCACGCGATCGGCCGGCGTCATGCCGCGCAGGCGCGCGTCGGCGATGGCGTCACGCAGGCTGGCTCGGTACTCGGTGATTGCGCGCTTTTGCGTCAACAAATCGGCCAGCACCTGCTGCGCGCTCTTGCTGGCCGTGCCCAGGATCTGCGCCAGGCCGTCCTCGAGCTGTTTGAGCTCGGCGACGTTGCGGGCATAGACCTCGCTGAGCGGCGGCACCTTGTCGATGGCAACGGTGAGGTCACCAAACTTCTCGGTGATGCCAGCAAGGGCCCTTTCCAGGTCGGTGATGCGCGGCGCGTTGAGCTCGGCATTGAGCTGCTTCCACGCGCCATAGGCGTTGAGCACGGCCTGCCTGCCATCGATGCCCACGGCGTCCCACAGGGCGCGCACGTCGGCCAGCGTGGATGTGAGGATGCTCTGCGTGCTGGCGTCAATGCCGCCTTCTGCCAGGGTCTGGCGGATGCGCTCGGCGCGGTAGTTGGCCAGGTCGGAGCCTGCGAGGAAGTCGGTCGCTACGCCGTCGACGCCCGACAGCAGCTGTTTCTTCTGCTCGAAGAGCTTGTCGGCGGCCTTCTGCACCTCGTCGGCCAGGTCGGTGCTTGCATCGCGCAGATCGCCCAGCGTCACGGCCGCATCGTAGACAGCGGCCTTGGCCTGCAGGCTCGCGCTGGATGTCATTTCGAAGGTCTGCGCCAGGCCCAGCAGCGCCTCTTTCGGCGCTTGCAGCATCTGCTGGATGGTGGACAGCGGCACACCCAGGCCGGCCAGGCCTTGCGCCACGCTGGCCGAGCGGTAGGCGATGGCTTGCGCCGGGGTTGCAAGTCTCTCGATTGCGCTGGCCTTGGCGTCTTGCAGGTCGGCGGCGAGCTGCTTCATGGCTTGCGCCGCACCCTCGGCCGAAGGGGTGATCTCGGCGAACGAAGCGGCCACCGACATCAGCGCGCCGAACGCTTGCTGTCCGCTTTCGGTGCTGAGGTCTTGGGCTTCGACCAGGTCGCGGAAGGCGTCGCGCGTGGCGGGCAGCTGCAGGCCAACCTCGGCCAGGCGTTCGCCCAGGGCCTTGGTGGTGAGCGCGGCGCGCTCGGACGCGCTGTAGTAGTCCTGCAGGTAGCTGCCCGCGGCCTGCTGCAAGTCGCCCAGGCTGCCGAACATGCCGAGCAGGTTCAAGGCAGCTTTCCCACCTTCGACGCTGGCGGCCAGCGCGTTGACGCCCAAGGCATCCAGCACTTCGTTGACGCCAGTGATGGCGCCGCCCACGCGCTCGATGGTCTGGACGGTGGTTTCGCCGTAGGCAGCCAATGGCTTGACGGCAGCGGCCCACGATTCGACCAGCTTCTCGCCGTAGCCACCGAGTGCCTTGATCAGCTCTTCCTTGTTGGCTTCGACGTCGTCGGTGAGCTTGACTTTGATGTCGGTCGACACGCCAGCCAGCGCCTGCGCGGGCAGGCCTAGAGCCTCGCCAAAGGTTTTGGCTTGATCAAAGACCGACTTCGAAGCGGCACTCAGGAAGCGGCCCAGTTCGTCTGGCACCTTCTCGAACTCGGTCCAGTTCTTGTCACTGCGCAGCCAGCCGCCCTTTTCCCGCACGTCAGTGAAGGCTTGGCCTTCGAAGCCGCCATTGGCCAGCGTGCCGGCCACGCCGGTGGACTGGATCTGCGGTGCGGAGCGACCGAAGATGCGAGCCATCTGGCTCGAGCCGCTGAGCACTTCGGACCAGCGATCTGACATGCCCATGCGGCGGAACAGGTCTGCGACGTAGGTCTCGGCACCACCGGCCGGCGAAATGCCGGGCCCGTAGCGGTCGATCGCGTCGCGCGACTGCGCGGTGCGAAAGCCCTCGGCATAGTCCTTTTGCGCCTGCTGGTAGGACTTGATGGCGATGGCCGCGTACACCGCGGAAATGCCGGCCGAGCTGGCGCCCGAGGTGCTGGCCGTGGTGGTGGCTGAGGTGGTGGCAGCCTCATTGGCGACGACCCCTGACCAGGTGCTGCCCGCGTTGTAGGACAGGCCCGCACCCGTGCCGCCCATGCCCGTGCCAGCGCCCAGGCCGGTGGACGAGCCGAGCATGGTGCCGTAGGTGCCCGTTTGCGCCACCATGCCGGTGCCGGCCGTGGCCGCCCAAGGCGCGGCGCTGGTGCCCGCGGCCCAGCCGTACAGGGACTGTGCGCCGCTGTAGGCCCGGCTGCCCATGCTGTAGAGGCTGGCCAGGTTGGATGCGGTGCCGAACGTGCTGTTTCCGCCGCCGCCGTTTGCGGCGGCTGCATTGGCCACCGTCAGCCCCAGCAGCGACATCACGCCGTCAGCCAGCGCGCCTGCAATGGCTGTGGACACCCGCGCCTTGATCTCGTTGCCGATGGTCTTGGCGAACGCGGTGCCGAAGTTTTCGCCCGACTCAAACGCGCGACGAAATGCGTCGGTCAGGCCGTCGCGGATGCTGTCGGTGGTGCGCTGCCAGTCCTTGGCGGCGGCGTCGGCGGCGCGGGCTGCGTCGTCCTGGGTGCGCTTGGTGGCCATCAAGCCCAGCAGTTCTCGACGGGCGTCGATCTCCTTCTGGATCGCGGCGGCGGCGTCGGATCCGTCGAGCAGCTTGGCTCGCGCTTCTTGCAGCCGGGCGATGGCCACCAACTCGATGGCCTCGGCCAGCGACAAGCTGGTGCCGTGCATGAGCTCAGTGGCCTGGAGCTCAGTGGCAAGCGCGGCCACGCGGCCTTGCACGCTCTTGAGCGCGGCCTGGCGCGCGTCTTCCTGCGCCTGGAGGTAGTCGGTAATGCTTTTGTCCTCCGCGGCGCGGGCAGCCGCGCGCGCGGTGGCCACGGCCTGGGCGGTCTTGAGTTCTTGCTCCAGCGCGGCTTTGATGAACGGCTGCTGTTGCAAGAGCAGGCCCTGCACTTTGATCAGCTGTTCCACACCGAACTTGCCGGCGGCACGCGCGGCGTTGAGCTTGTTCCACTTCTGCAAAAAGTCGTCGTTGAGCTGGGCGCTTTCCAGTAGCAGGCTCTGGGCCAGCTCGGCGCCGGCCTTGGCGAGCTTGGCGGCTTCTTCCTGGGCCTTCTTGTGGGCGTCGCGCTGCTCGTCGATCTTCTTGATTGCCTTCGCGGCCTGTTCGGCCTGGTCGGCCATGGCCTGGGCGAGTTCCTGCTCGGCGTAGATCTGCGCGCGCAAATCGTCCACCCGCTGCTTGGCGGAGGCCTTGCGCTGCTCGTCGCGGATGGGGTCTTGGCTCTTGCGGCCCGGTGCGTCAAAGACTGCGGCGGCCGCCAGGGCCTGGTTGAGTTGGTCTTGCAGGGTGGCAGGGCGGCCGACGTTGAGGATCGCGTCCCATGCAGCCTTGGCACCCTTGCCCATGGCGCGCCATGCGGTCTCGACGGCGCCCAGCTGGCTTTCGAGCGTCTTCATGCTCGAGGTGCTGGCGGCGGCGTAGGCCTCCTGAGCCACACGCGCCGCTTCGGCGGTCTTGCCCCGGTCTTGCAGGGCCGCAATCTCCCTGTAGGTACTGGCGGTAAGGAAGTTCTGTGCTTCGTTGAGCTTCTTGAGGCCGTCGACCGGGTCTTTGCCGATGTCGGCGAAGGCGGCCACGGTGTCCTTGATGGCCACGCCGGCCTCGCGCTCAAGGCGGATGGCGGCCTCGGTGGCACTGCCCAGCACGCTGGCGGCCACCTTGCCGGTGGAGACGAGCTGCGCCAGCACGTCGGCGCCCTGCCCGCGCGTGGCGCCAAAACTGCTGGCGGCCTTGGACAGCTCGCCGAGCTGGCTGGCAGTGACGCCCGCAGCGTTGCCGGTGGTGACGATGCCGCGCAGGAAGGCCATGCGCTCACGGTCACCGTTGGCAAAGGCGTAGGCCACCGCGCCCACCCCGGCGCCCAACACGGCCATGCCCGCCACCGCCGGCGTGACAAGGGATGTCACCGCCCGCAGCGCATTGCCGGCGCCGCCGAAGATGGCGGACATCTGCGAGCCCTGCTGCAGGAAGGCCGTCATGGGGCTGCCGCCGGCCTGCACCTGGACAAAGAAGTCCTGCAGCTGGGCGCTCATCTGCGCCGTCTGCTGGCCGGTGAGCTGCGCGCCCTGGCCAAAGGCCTTGGTGCCGCTGCTCAGGCTCTGCACGGCCTGGGCAGCCTGCGTCGCGCCGGCTTGCACCTGGCTGGCGCCGTCCAGGCGCAGCTTGATGCCGATTTCTGTCATGCCCGCCATGGAGGGCCTTGCCTTTCAGTACGGGGCGCTGGGGGAGCCCGGCGGGCCGGCGACGTTGCCCTTGCCGGGGCCGCGGGATTGCTCGAATTCACGGCGCAGGGCATCGCGTTTGCGCTGTTCGGCCCACACAGCCAGGGTCTCGCGCTCGGCGGCACGCACACCGGTCCAGACGTCTGCGCGCGCGGGGCCTTGGAGGCCGGCCTCGTCGAGGTAGGCGCGCACGGCGGTGTAATCGAGCCCCGTGGCCCCACCCATCCCCACCCGCCACTGGGTTTGCAGCTCCTGCCAAGCCCGCCAGGTGCTCTCATTCTCAGGCCAGAGGTAGGCCTCGGTAACAGCGCGCTCAGGCTGCTGGTCAGCAGCATCAGCGGTGAGCGGTGGTGGTTGCGCATCGCTGGCGGTGTGCTCGGCGATCTGGCGGGCCAACGCGGCTAGTTTTTTTCCTTGGCCTGCACTTCGTTGTTGTAGGCCTTGAGGATGAGCAGCGGCAGGCCGGTGTGCCGTAGCAGCTGCACAAGGGCGCCGGCGCTGAAGGGAACCTCGTCGCCCTGATCGTCGAGCACGCCATGCCAGCCGAGTACGACGTCCGCCAGGAAGTCGTTGATACGGCCGTGGTTGGCGGCCAGGTCGACCATGGTGGACTTGAGGGTATCGTCGTCCAGACGCTTGACGGTGAGGCGGAAGTCGAAGGCCTCGGAGGCGCCGACGTCGTTGACGTTGCTGCCGCGCACGCGGATCTGCGCGCGGTCTGAGATGGTGATGCGGATGGTCATGACAGCCCGATGTGTGAGAGCGCCCGGGACGTGTGAATTCGCGCGGCATGCTGCAGCTCGGGCAAGCACCGCAGCCCGGCAGCAACGCCGGTGCCGCACGAAACTGGGGTCAGCTTGCGTACTGGACCAGCGGGCGGATGCCGCTGAAGGCCACGTCCACGGCGTTGGCCTGGCCGCGCTGCATGCGCCACATTTCGCCCACGGCCATCTGGCCGTAGCCGTAGGACACGCCACCGCTCCCGCCGACGATCTTGAACGCCACGAAGGTGGCGGTGCGCGACAAGTCGAGCATGGCCTGGTAGGTGGCATTGTTGGGGTCGTGGCCCAGGGTGATCGTGCCGTTGACGGGGGTGAAGCCGATGAACTGGCTGATTGGGTTGCGGCTGGCCAGGGGCTCGATGGTGGCGAACTTGGGCTCGCCACCGGTGAAGTTGAGGTTGAGCACCTGCGGCATCTCCACCCAGCTGGACACCAGCTTCGTGGTACCCGTGCCGCTGCCGGCCGGGAAGTAGGTTGTCGAAGTGGTGTTCAGGCCCAGCGCCTGGAAGGTGTCGGCCGACTGCTGGTCCGCCTTGAACACGCGCTCGTTCGCATCCTCCCAGCCCGAGGAGAACAAAAAGATGTCGCCGTCCACATAGCCGTGCGCGGTGGAGGTCAAGACCGTGGGGTTGGCATTGGTGGCGGCGGTGACGGTCTTGGCGGAAGCAAAGGTCGAGCTGTAGTAGACGCGAGAACCTTCCGGGAAATAGTACGACATGCTGTTTGCTCCTATGCGGCGCCGAGCGCCGACGCGGTGGTGATGTGGGTGATGCGGAGGGCCAGGGAGGCGGTGACAACGGTCTGGTCGGCCTCGTCGACGTCCCAGGTGATGGACGGGTCGAGGGCGACATCCACCACGCCAGGCGGCGCGGTAAGGCTTTGCAGCCGGTCCCAGGTGGACACGAGCAGAGGGTCGATGGCTGCCTCAGCGTCGGAGCCTGCCGCGGCACGGCCGAACAGGGTGACGACGACCGTGGTCTCCCACTGAAGGGCGCTTCCATCCATTGACAGCGGCTCAGCCCGCGAGCGCGCGGCGTTGACAGCAATTGCCGTTTGCGACGTTGCCGACACGGCAGTGGCCCGGCCCCGGGTGACGCGCCCACCGGCAAGTGCGGGCGCCGCTTGGAGGCACGACAGCACGGCATCGGTGATCGCCAGGAATGCGGTACTCATGGTCGTGCAGTTACGCCGCACTGAGCATGAGCAAGCTCATGCCAGCGCCATCGTCGAGCCGCTCTCGCACGGTGTAGGTACCAGCCGGCGCCACGAGCGTAAGCCCCTCCACCGCAGCCGGGAGGCTGGCAGTAGCGATTTGCACCTGCGGCACAGCCGACAGCATGCCAGGGGCAAGCTGCTGTTCGAACGGGGCGTCGAAGACCACGCGCACCGGCTCTCCGTCGAGCGTGGCGTCAAGGCCCATGTGGGCCATGATCGCAACATCTCCACGGGCCAGTGCTGTGGCGAAGGTCATGGCGACTGTGCGCTCAGGCCGTCGATCAGGTCGCCACCGGCAGGGCCGGCATCAGCAACATCTTGACGGTCGATGAGGGGTTGTCAGCCGCCGCAACGGCGATGCCGACCTGCTGCTGCGCGGTGCTGGTCTTGTTGACGACCTTGTTCGTGGCGTCCCAGAACAGGCGGTCGCCCACGCTGATGGCCAGCGCGCTGGTCTTGGCAATGGTGACCACGCCGCGAACGACAAACGAACTGGCGGTGCCGCTGACGGCATCCACCGCGGCCACACCGAACAGCGCAGCGCCAAACAGGCAGCCGGTGCCGGTTGCCACCGTGGCGCCCGGGTCGAGGTCGAGAACGTCGCCTTCTTGGACGAAAGTGATCATGGTGTGGGGTCCTTCAGTGGTTCAGGCCGTCGATCGATCAGGCGCCGACGTTCTTGTAGAGCCCGCGGAAGTCAATGGCCTTGGCGGCAAAGTCCTCGCGGCACTTGTAGGAGATGCCGTCGACCTCGAAGCCGACTTCGCTTTCGATGACAGGGCCCTCGGCGCCGTCGAGGAAGCAGTACTCGACGGTGTCCACCGAGCCGGTGCTGGCAGCCAAATACCAGGCGGTGGTGCTGCTGGCGTCGAGGAGGGCTTCGACAATCGGCTCGAGCGCGGTGCGGCCGCCGGCCCTGAACTCGTTGATGGTGGCGGCGGTCGCCGGCACGTAGTTGGCACTGGTGTACTGGTAGGCCAGGTTCTCTTGCGTGGCCGGCACGATCAGGAACGACGGGGTGAGGTTCAGTTCTTCGCTCTGCAACCCTTTTTGCAACCGCATTGCGGTGCGGCCCACGCCCAGCGAGGTGACGCTGATGGCGGTGCCCGAGCTCGTGAGGTTGGCGTGCCCGCCGGCGGTGGTGACAGCCGTGGCGTTGAACAGCGCGCCGCCATCGGCCAGGTTGGCATTGGCCGTCAGGATGGCGTATACGGTGCGGTTTTCCAACCGCGCGGCGCTGTTGCCAAAAGCGCTGACGAGGCGGTCAAACCCGCGCAGGTCGTCATTGATGAGCGACTGGCGGGTGAAACTGACGATGCGGCCGTAGGTCAGCATGGAGTAGGTCTCCTTGCCGTCGGTCATGGCGCCATACTTGAACTCGCCGTGCTCGTTGGTGCGCAGCAGATCAGGGGCGCCGGCCAGGTTGACCACGGTCATGGTCTTGAAGTCGGGCGCGTTGGGCGCGCGGCGAGCCCAGCGGGCGTAGCTGGGGGCGTTCTCTTCGTAGCCTTGGCGCAGGCGCTTGTTGGCGACGTTGGCCAGCAGGTTTGCAAAGTCGCTGGTGCCCATGCTGCCGCCGGAGCGATGGTGCAGGATCTGGGTAGCCAGCTCCATGCGCGACAGGCCGCGGGTGTTGACCCCGGCGCGCTCGAGGTGGTCGCGGCCGATCTCCATCAGGCTCATGCCGCGGAACTGGCGGCCGTTGTCGGTGAGCTTGGTCTTGGCGTCCACGCGGTGCTGGATGGCCTCGCCGATGCCGTCCATGCGGGTCTGCACTTCGTCGCGCACGGTCTGGATGCCGCGCACGTTGGTGTGGCCGCCGGCGGCGGCGTCGCGGCGGGCAATTTCGTCGAGCACGGCGGCACGCGCCTGATCGACGGTTTTGCCCTCGCGGATCATGGTGGCAGCGAGTTGCGGCACGCCGTGGCGGGCGCAAAGCTCGGTGATGTCGGCCGAGCGCTGCACGGCGGCAGCCGCTGCGGCTTGGGCCGCGGCTTCGTTGGCGGCGCGTTGTGCGGCGATTTCCTGCTCGCGCTGGGCCTGGAGTTCGGCTTCGGTCATGGTGGTGGTTTCCTGTCCAGTTGGGGCGTGCGCCCGGACGAATTCACACGGCATCCCGTGCGCGGGTTGAGATCGGGTTCGAGCAGGCTCGCCCGCACGGCTGCCGGCGTTGGGGTCTGCGCCAACGGCGCAGAAGGTGAGCTCCATCGGCGTCCAGCGCACGGCGCGGTACAGCGGCAGGTTGACGCCGTCGGTGCGGTCTTGCGCTCGCGTAACCTGGTACTTCTGCACCGAGTAGCCGAAGCTCATGGCGCGGATGATTCCGGCCTTGATGTCGCCCACTACGCCTTGCTTGGCGGGGTCGGTGCTGAAGGCGACACGGGCGCGGCCTTCGCCGCCGGCGATCCAGCCTTCGGTTGCGATGCCCAGGATGGCGCTGACGCCGCTGTAGGTGTCGTGCGAGTCGATGACCTGCACGGTGCCGGCGTCAAAGCGCGCCATGTCGACGGCGGCGGGCGAGACTTCGAGCTCTTCTTCGTACACCTGGTCGTTGAACCAGTCATACGCGCGGCGGCGGCTGCCGGTGGTCCACACCACTTCGAGACTGTTGTCGGCCTCGCGGAAGGTGGTAGGGACGAGATGCGCGACACGGGTTTGCACGGGCATGTCGTGCACCTGGTCTGTCTGGCCAGGCTTGCCAGGGTGATGGCGAGTCGCAGGGGCTGTGGTCGTCATGTGGCGCGATGGTGTCGGCGCGCCTGTCCCATTTCTAGGCAAAGATGGGACGATTTGCGGGGCGAGTGAGTTTCGGTCAGTGGTCCAGCAAGAGGATGTCGGCCTGGCGCCGGCGGCGGGCGCGTTTGGTGGGCTGCGGCGCTGAATGTGAGGACAGTGGCAGAAGCTCGCGGCGGACAATGCGGCGGCGGGTATTGATCGGCGCACCCGCGGTGTCGTCGTCGGCAGCGGGCTCGGCGGCCAGCTCCTCCCAGAAGCCAGCCGACCAGAAGCCCGCGGCCCAGAACTCGGAGGACCAAAAGCCGCTCATGCCGGCCTCATGGAGTTGCCGGGCACCCCAGCGCCGGTGATGGGCACGCTGTTGACCTGGCGGACGTTGGCATCGGTGACGCCGGTCAGCGTGCGCCCCGGATGCGACCACACATCGTCTGGCGTCACCCCTGTCGCGCCGATGGACGTGGTGATGTAGGCGGCGCTGGTGCGGCGCTCCACGTAGACCCCTGCCACCGGAACAATCGTGCCCTGGAGGTTGCCTCGGATCTCGTAATTGCCGGGCGTCGGAAACTTCAGCACCCACCCGCCTGCCAGATCGGCCTGGTACATGAAGGCCCCGCCACCGAGGTCCAGCGCCTTCCATGTGTGCGT